TCTCGTGCTTCGGGCGAAAGATCTTCTAAAGAAGCCATTGTTGTCCCCTATGTGCTTCAGATTACTTTACGACCATCGCCGGGTGGCTTGATCGTCATGCTGTTTTTTGCAGTAGCTTTGTTGGCACTGGAAAGACCGCCCATCGGAGCAAACCGAGGTGGGTTGGTAATCTGACCATTCTGCTGCTGGTTAGTCGTTGGATTACGAGGTGCGGCTGCGCCGCGAGGCTTAAAAAGATCCATGTTAGGACATCCTTACATCGGCATGGGAGGTGCGCCACCAGGAGGTGGGGGCATTGGGGGTGCGCCAGCGGGAGGACCACCTGGAGCATTCATCAAACCGAGATTCGGAGGTGCCCCAGCAATCGAACGAGAACCAGGAGTGCCGCCACCGGCTTGAGGAAGGTTTTGCAACAGTTGCAGGATCTCGGCGTTCTGAAGTTCACCGGTTTTCTGCTTTTTAGGTCCGAGAAGGCCGGTCAATGCCGACAGAGCAGACATCAACTTCTTACCTTCTGGGGACTCACTGCCAACAGCAGGAAGAGCTTGTTCCAGCAGATCAAGAGCCATGCTCACATTGATCAATGCTGCTTCGCGCTGTCCATTCTTAGGTTCAGGCGTGGACATCGGCGTAGGAATAGGAGGCGTAGTATCTGAAGGAGGCGCACCAGGCGGTAAAGCACCACCGGCAGCAGGGCCACCCGACATCATAGCCATCAAGTCTTGTTCGTTCGCCATAACAAATCCTCAGATAGAAAAATCGAGGGAGAATATATTTGAAGTTCCCTCCCCCTCAAGGGAAACGCATTAACTAGCGGGACGAACCCGTAGTAATTAACGCTTTGCCTTACGACCTTTGCGACGCATGATGCGCTCCTCTAGAAAGGTGTTGTGGGAAGGGTGATAACGTAATCCTCAGAGGATTAACGCTTTGCTTTACGACCGCGACGACGAGCCATGTTAAGCTCTCCTAGGTTAAAGTGAACGTCCCCAAATGCGAACTGACTTTCACATCAGTATCTCTTCATCCTAGGGCCACCGCGTTTTACAGAGGGGGCCTTAGTACGAATATTCTCAATCTTGTAAGTCATGCTAGCAGGTTTATTCGACTTTGCCAAATTGCTTGCTTTTGCACGCACTTGACCGCCAGCACCTGATGTTAAACGCTTAACCATTAGGCAACTGCCTTAGGTTTTTGAGGTGGCTTTTCAGCAGCTTGCTGTGCGCCTTTTTCCTCAATCTTCTTCAAGCGATCTTTGAGCATCTGCTTCATTGGCGGGTCGAGCAAGTCAATCAAGCTTTCTTTGTCGATTGCCTGAGCCTTGAACAAGTTAAACGCCAGCGAGCGCAGATCTTCCATAAAGATCGGGCTGTTAGAGTGGGCATCAACCTTCACAACGTAATCGCGGGTGAACTGTTCTGGGATGAACTTAACACCGTCTGCGTCACGAAGATGGGTTGGGTCGTATTGTTGCATGACCTTGAGATACAATGTTGCCATCTTCTCAAGAGCATCCTCAACAACCAATGCCCGTTTCTTTGCACGGCTTGATCCTAACCGCGCTAATTGCGATGCGTGACCCGCAGAGCGCACACCTTGTTCCCCACGCCCCTGAAGAACCGAGGAAATCCCCGATGCCTCTTCCATCATGGAGTCAATTTCTTTAAGCTGCGCGTACAAATCCTGTGGGATTGTCGGAGCCAGCTTATCAACTTTAGTATTAGGCATGTCGGTCGAAAGAAGGCCACCAGCGCGATTCAGCGCAAAGTTTTTCTCGTCCAGAATGCCGGTGAAGCCAGACAGGGCAATCGGTGGGTTGACCTGTTTAGATAGCAGATCCAAAATTTCAGTCATGCGCCTGTTACGCATTTGTTGCAGTGCAACGAGCTTTTGAACCTCTGATTGTCCCCAGTAGTAATCGTATTGCGGGTTAGGGCATACCTGAATGAACGGCAGCTCACCCTTCAAGAACATGCTTTCGCCCTCGCGGTCATAAATGATCACGTCAGGTTCAGCTTTAGTTACAATCTGGTAATCTTCTGTCTCATCATTCCAGATGTAAAGGTCTGTCATTTCAATGGTATCTTCAGCCAGCCGCGCTTTCATGCGGTTGAAGCCGGACAGATCCAGATTGACGTTACCATACATGGTTGGGTTAACCTGAGACATGATAATGCGGTTGATACCTTCAGGCATCATCTGCGGTTGATTCATTGCCGAGGTTACGCGGGACAAAATGTTATCACGCTTTGGATGCGACCAAAGACGGGCCAGAAGATCAGCCTTTGTAATAAAATAGGTCATGCAGAAGGCTTGCTGCCGGTCGGTATACGCAACGTCCTCGCGCAGAACACCTACATTGCCTGGGTCCACAAAGTACGGATGTATTGAGTTTTTGTGGATCAGCAGCTTCACAAACGCAGAATTGTAAACGAGGCTCCAAGTCAGGGCCATCGAAAACACTTGGTCGGCGTTTGAATTGTTCCATTCGTCGTGCATCAACTGGGTCAGTGCTGGAATCTTGCGATGCTCACCCTCATGCACTGCCGCGCCAAGCGAGATGTTAAAGCGCGTAGTCTCTGCCGAATAGAGGAACGAGCAGAGCTGGTCGATGTGGGAAAAGATTTTGTTGTAGAGAGCCGGTTCTTCTTCAGGAGAGTTTCCAAAAAGATAATAGGAACGGAGCGACGCGTAATCAGCACGCCGCTCGTCGCGTGACACCATGCACTTCTCGATCAAGCTATTGTAAAAATATTCTCTGTCGAGCGGGTCACTAGGAATCTTCATTTGCTGTCCTTGAGAGAAAGGTTCTCATGATCTCGCATTATCATATTTGGTTTTGGACCTGTCAAACCCTCGACGCTGCGCGGGTTAAAACCAGTCGGCTCACCGTAGACGGACTTTACAGCAGTTCCAGCCAATACGCTAGGCATACTCATTCCAGCCGCACCGCCCCAGTTCACGCCGCCGTTGTTGGCTGCCTCATAACCTTTAGGAGGTTGATTGGCAAACTCTTGCTCTTGCTTAGACACAGGCTTGTTGTTGCGGGTGTGGTAGCCGGTCTGCGACTCGCCCTCACGGGTAGACTTAAGATTGGTCATGCCAAAATCTTTAGCCAAACCCTTCAAAGTGCGGTCAGCTTTCTTTGTTCGGTCTGATTTGATTGAGAAAGGCTTCAAAAAGACCTGTTCAGGGACTTTAGCGCAATGTTCACACGCTTGTTCCCACGCATCGAAGTATCCGTGTTCTTCGCACTTATAGGACTTTAATACGGCCATTTGGGTCTCCTATTTGTTCATTTAGGTCTGGATGAGAGTAATCTGACTTGTTTCTAAGCCCTATTTGGAGTTTAAACTGCCCGTTTTCAAAGGCAATGCGGTTGTCACGCACCACGCGGGGCTTTGGTTCCTTGTTGTATTGCAGGAAACGGGTGCGGTCGCGGTTCTGCATGACCGTCACATCCCCGTTCTTTAGCTTCTCAAGGGCGCGTGTCGTGCGGATTTGAACCATTTCCGTCATTGGATGCTTCTTGTAAATGAACACATCCCGCAAATGTTCTTGCGAAACTCCTGTCATCTCGGCAAAAAACTCCCACGACACCGCCCTGTTGGGGTCTTTGGCAAACCGAGCCATCTGTCGGAAGAGTTCAGCCTTTGTCATTGCCCGTAAAGCCCTAGCTTCTTGAGGTAAGTAGACACGTTGCGCCCGACCGAGAGTTGCTCAGGGGTGCTATTGGCTTCTGTCTGACTGACCGTGCGGGTAATCCGGCGCATGATCAGTTGAGGTTGAACCTGTTCAGCAAACGCTGCAACGGCAAGAGCAGTAGCAAGCACACGATCATCTTTGCCCCGTCCTGGCGCATGGATTGCCCCGCCTTCACGACGGATGGTTTTCATTTCCTCAAGCAGATCCTCAGAGTAGAGGTCCATCATCTGACGCTCAAAGTAATCCTTGGTGTAGCCCATCATACGTTCTTTGGACGCGTGAGTTGTCAACCAGCCGATAGAATTAGTCAGGCCGCCGAGGGTATCGTTCTTGCGCCAGATGTAGTTGGTCATGCAAGACAGCACAGCCATCAAGTCTTTGCCAGGCTGACCGCCTAGGACCACCGCTTGCCTTTTAAGGTTTCTGAGTTCTTGGATGACCCCTTGACCAGGGCCATTGACTTCGAGGTTGAGCGTCGAGTTTTTATACGCGCCTGCAAGATGCGCGATGACCCATGCGAACTGGTAAGTGTTGAGTTCCGACGTAGCAAACTCGGCAACCTGTTCCATCCCATCCGCATAGCAACGAAAGACTTGAATGGCAAAACGATCAGCCCAATCGGAAGATCCGTAAGCCGGATCTGCACCGATAACGTAATATGCGGTGTCAATGGGTTCTTCCCAAATCTTAAGGGTCGCCAACCTTTCAGAAGATTTGAGAACTTCTGTATCTTGAAAGCTGTTGCCGAACGCGTAACGATACCCATCAAACGACCTCTTCTTTGCCACCTTCATTGCGTCAGTGATGCGGCTGTTTGAAAAGAAGGAGCTTCCGGTCATGACAAAGGCATAGTCCTCGGTCGGCGGGAACTCTTGAAACATCAGGGCATCATCTTTGATTCCTTCAGCCAGCTTCCACCGCCACCAAGCAATCTGCCGCGTGTTGATCTCAACGCCGTAGAGTTTCTTGATGTCCTTGGTCCATTCCTTCTCCTCAGGAGTCAGGCGACCGTCCCAGTAGGCTTTGTAGACATTGCTGTCACCGGCAACCGAGTAAAGCTCGTTACGCCACCAGCCGCAGAAGATAGCTCTCTGTGTCTTGGCGCGTTTGGCAGTGACGTACATGTCATGGAACATGTTAAAGCCACGAGCCGTGCTTTCGAACATATAAAGACGGTTGGGGTTGGTTTCTGCCAGCGAGGCCAGCAATGACGCCAGACCTTCTTCATCGCCCCACGAGGACGTCTCTGTGCCGTGCAGATAGGTAATAGCTTTACCGCGCCCCAGTGACCCCTTAGCTCGCAAGCCAGCCACCTGATAGAACAAGCGGCTACGATTTTTCAGCGACAGGCTGTTGCGGTTATGCGCCAGAGCGGGGATCTTATACTCCTTGGGCAACCCGTCCATATACATGGCGAGGGTCGAGCGGAACATGTCACGGTTTTCTTCCGTGTCCGTCGTTAATGTCCCCTGCATCCCAGGAGTGATAAAATGCCAATAGAGATCCAGAGCAAGACTGATGGTAGTGATTCCAAGTTGTCGGCCTTTCAAGATAACGAAGAAGTGACAATCATCCTCAAGCCCCTTGGCAATCTCTTCCATCACATAAGTCTGGCTACCGAGAAGGTTGTCCATCTTCTTGAGGCCATGCTCTTTGGTTTCAATCTTGAGCTGCTGGCAAAAGTGGTAGAAGTGATTGAGGTCAAACTTCATTTGCCGCAACCCTCTTCACAAATACGTTCAAACATTTTTATGTTTTTAGACGTGCGGCTTTGATAGAGGTGATAAATGCCGCCAATGAACTCAGTGCCAATTCCATACATGCCGTAGTTCCCCAGCCGCCACAAAGGCTCCGCGCACTTCACAGGGTACAACGCACGATAGGGCAATCCCTTGGCTTCAGCCGCATAGCTCACATTCTCCGCAACGTCAGAGTTAGGAGTTGAACAAAAGGTGGGCTTGCCGAGGTCTAACCAAGCCTGACGATTAATGAAGAAGAACGCTGGCGCGGCATAGATATGGCTTGCCGGTGGGATGTGATTGGAAACCTGGGCAATACCAATGAAGCTCTTGTTCTTCACGCAATAAGTCTGGGCTGCCGGAACAATCTGCCTGTTCATGGGAACACAATCCACATCCAGAAACCCAACCACTTCATCCGTCGAGGCTTCCATAATGCGGTTCATAAACTCGCCGTGATCTATGTTCTCACGATGCAAAGTGTAATCAATGTTAAAATGCACAAGCACCGACTTCTGAGCGTCAATGATCCGCTGATCAACATTATCCCAAGCCAGTACGTGTATCATTCTCATCCCCTATAAATGGTGCGCCCAGAACGATTCGAACGTCCGACCCTCTGCTTCGTAGGCAGATGCTCTATCCAGCTGAGCTATGGGCGCATTTGGTTGCGGGAGTAGGATTTGAACCTACGACCTACAGCTTATGAGGCTGTCGAGATACCAGACTTCTCCACCCCGCTACTTATTTCAATCCTACCATCTGTCGCATCTGATCCATGAGTTTAATCTGCTCAGGAGAATAAACCTTAGAATAATTTTCAGGGGTAAATTGCCTAGACACATAGCCTCTCAAATACTGAGGCCAACCAGACACTTCTAGCCACTGATCGTAGGGACGCTTTTCACCGCGATCTTCCGTAGCTTCCCTATACAGCTCTTTCAAAAACCCTTGTCCCTGGGGGTTAGCCATCGTCTGAGCTTGAAACTGTTTGTACATCTCTGCAATCTTTGGGTCGTTGTAAACCAAATGATGCGACAGGTAATCCCCGACAAGCCCTTCAGCGTCTAAACCTTTAGATGACCAAGCACCAATACCAACCTTACCCAAAGGCAAGTGGGCTGGGCGATAGGTTTCTTGAACTCCATACGTTTCAATCCCAGCACCTTCTGGCTGCTCAACGCCAGCAGGCTTGTAAGAAAAATCAACGTCTTTCATGACAGGGTACGCTTCAACAGTCTTACGCCAAACGTCCATGGCACGGTCTTTGTCCAGAGCTGACATAATCTCATCGTTGTTAACTTCAGCCATTATTCAACCCTCCAAATCTTAACATGCTTAGGGTCGGTCATTAACCAATCCTTAACTTGCTCTTTAATTTCATCCGTTGTGTCTCGGAAAGCGGTCTCATCATAATCCCCTTCACGAAGCTCTCGAAACGCCGCCTCGGCTACGTCCTGCGCTCGCATAGCAATTGGATAATCAACTTTCCAATTAACAGTCAAAACGCACTTCACAAAAAAAGGGTTTAGCTTCTTCATTCGACCCTCCAAACCCGAACACCACAGTCAACCGTGCGAGTTACAAACTTCCAACCCAAACGCTTCCCATACTTCCAGGACAAAGCCCTTAGCTGATTAGCCAACCGATAACTCGGCAAAGCATTCTCACTCACGTCATCACACGGAATGAAAAAACTGTCGCCAACCTTCATACCCGCAAACGGGTACTTAGCCTCACTCCGCTGACGAGGCACTTCAGTCACAGGGATGTTCCTATCAATCACTATCATGAAACATTACATAACTGTTAACTAACAAGAAGTCAAAATAATTTTTGGGGGAAGAGGTATGTGGGGTGCACGCAAACCAGCCCCCCCATGGCCCATGCAAGGCCAAATCCAGTGCCAGTGCATCATATCAATACACTTACACTATCCTATCCTATTCTAATATATATAAGAGATTAAATAACAGTATAAGTATGTGATTTATATACCAGACCCATAAAGTTGTCTGACAACCTAGCAACCAGTTTGCCTGACACGCGGGGAGAAAGGATCACAGCACATTTACGTCTAATGATTAGCTGGTATATTAATTCACTAACATCACATATCTATCTTATATATATAAGAGATAGATATATGATTGATAGGAATATTATCTCTAAGTATTTGTACCTATCATAAATATGTTATTATGCTATTTACATATAATAATAAGATAGATTAGTTATATGAGTAAGCCGCGATTGAGACGGCGCCACCAAGGGAAAACGACACTGGCCTATATCAATCAGAACGCTCAGTTAATCGGTGAATTGCAATTTCAAAATGGTAACAAAAACCAATTGTGGCTTGGTTACAATTCAAACACTGGTGAACCTATTGTTTGGCAGCGTGTCTTCTCAGTTAAGGCAAACAAATGGACACCATTCAAACGCTCAACAGGCCGCAACATTGTGGCAATCAAAAACGAAATGGATCAGTTGTTCAATCGCAACATTGCAACATGGTCTAAAGAACCTAAAGACATCATCTTGCAATCGTTCTTAGCAATCGCAGCGTAAAGGGGACTGAACATGAAAGCAATTCAAGTGAAGTATATTCCAGCCACCGACACCAAGGGTTCACGCTGGAAAGCAATGGCTGAGGGCGTAAAGCCTATCACTGTGCCTTATAGCTATTCAGACCGAGACGGTGGCGCATATCATGCCGCATGGTGCTTGTGCGAGAAGTACGGATGGAACGGTATAGAGCTCCGTTCAGGCTCTTTGCCTAACGGTGATTGGGCTTTCTGCTTTGATCACGTCGCAATCCAGCACGCGTCACTTAAAGCAGCGTAAGGGGGATACCATGGCATATATCGTAGGCGACATCTTAGAGCTTGTTGGAATTGCAAGCTTCGTCACATTCATCACACTCTTGGCAATGGCTTTTTGAGGAGATCAATCATGCAATATAAATTTGACCGTTCAATGCTACCAGCAGCAGGCACTAAATGGGTTCCGTTTGATACTTTGGTTGAATGCGCTGCTTTCATGGCATGGGCTGAGAAAGAAACCGAGAGCCACCGTCACCCATGCGAAGCGTATTACATTGGCATTGAAATATGGGACGAAAAACCAAAACACATTGCAAAAGTTAAAAACTAATAGGGGAACATAATGGATTGGCAACCAATAGAAACAGCACCAATAGGCCGCCCCGTTTTGATTAAAAAACACAACGAAATGGGGATAGGAATTTATGACAGACCAATTTTTGGACAATGGCGGCTTTGTTTCAGTGTTAGTTTTTTTGTGAATCAAACACAATCAAATCTTAGCAACCATGCTTTGCCTAAACCTACACACTGGATGGAATTACCAGCTTTTGAACAGGATCAAACACAATGAACATCAAGCACACTGAAAATGCTTTTAACGATTTGAATGAAATGTGGCGCGAGGAAATGGAGAAAATGCAAGAAGCATTGGCAGACAGTCAAGCCATTATTGAACAAATGAAAACAGACTTAGAAACACTAATCAAATCATGGAAGGAATTAGACCAATGACAAATTTGCAATCGTTACAAATGATTTGGGATGGTTTGCACGATTTACAATATTACATGCAGCAAGGGCATGAGGTGTTTTTAAACGAAGATGACGAAACGAAATGGGATGCAATTTGCGAAGCAATGGCACACTTGCACGAAACATTAGACGTTGAACAATCCGAAATCGACTAATCAACCAATGGGGACCAAAAACATGACAAATATAGACAATACGCTTCTCAACGCTGCAAAGATTACTGGAGACCATGCCGAGAAATACGGGGACCATGTGGCTTTCTATGACAAAGCTGCACAATTAGCCTCGATCAAACTAGGTAGGGTCATGACGGGTTATGATATGGTTATGCTTCACATAGCCCATCTTGAAACCAAGATAGCCAATCGTTGGGATCATGCAGAAAACTACGCTGAAATCACCAGCTTACATGCGATTGCAAGCCTCTATATCCAGCCCAATAGCGTTAAAAACATGCTTAATCACGTCGAACAAGATATAAAGGACATGGCTTCAAAGCTGGTAAAGGGTGAAAGCGATGCACAGTGAGGATTTTACAAAGCTGGTTAACATTACGTTATTCTATGTCTGCCTGTTTGTGATCCTATTTATCACCCTCGGCTGCACAACTGACAAATCAATGGTTGACCCTCTGACAAGAAAAACATATCCTCCGATTGCTCACCGGATTCCTTGATCTGGCGTGTTTCCTCCCTGACTTAGACCCTCGCGTTGATTTTATCCGTGGGGGTCTTTTTTTGTTGACCATGTTTTAAATTAAGGTTAATTTGTAATTGCTGCTGCCCAGCGTTGGTTTGTTCTCAGGAACACCCGTAAAAAGCCCTCAGTTTCCAGCTGGGGGTTTTTTATTGCCCAAAAGCACAAAACGAAATAGAAGGGCAAGGAAGCCCATCTTTTAGTCATCCCGATATGGGGTAGTGGATTTTGGTTCCCTGACCTTCTCTGACCATCTCTGTGGCTTGTAGGCCATATCAAACTGCTCAGGCCATTCCGCTGGAACCATGTAGGACTGTTTTTGACGCATACGGCTGCCGAGGTAGGATGCTTTCTCTCTCAGTCCCTTAGCCTTAAAATACAAGAACCATTCTTTCGCGCTTGGCGAGTCGTGCTTGAGTTCAAATCCAAGGGATTTCGGATCCGGTGCTGTCATCTTCATGAAGGTTAAGGCTTCCTGATCCCACTGGCTCAATTCCACTGCCATTGTTCAACTCCATCATCTTGCGCCTATGTTCAGCCATAAAGGCTTCACGCTCGGCTTGGGTTACAACCTGTTTCTTGTCCGATAGTTCGTCAGACCATCTCTCGCCATTCAACCAGCTTGACGGATGCGGGATAAAGTCAGGTTCTGGAAAGTCCTTGGAGACCTTCCATGCCTCAACAGCCGCAATGATCAAAGCTGGAGCCGCTTTGCTGGCAGCCTTCTCCCATGCCTTCATCGCCAAGCCCTTGTTAACCTTTCTTGGATAGACGAACCAAAATTTATCAAACTCTGCCGAACCTGTGAGGCGTGGTTTTTTTGACGATATAAGTTTTTTTATATCTGTCTCTTTCTCTGTCTCTTCCTCTATCTCTAGACTATCATCTTGATATCGGTCTGATATCACGTTGATATCATCTTGTATCAGCCAATGATCAAGTTGTGAGACAATTGATATTGCTTGCTTTTCTGTGACCCTCAATCTAAAGGCTAGTTTTTTCATCTCTGGCAGCTCGCCATCGTTCTCACTGGCAATCAACCAGATAGCAACGAGTGCCTTGGCAGCCACAGGGTCTAATTCGTGCCATTCCAGATCATCCAATATGTCACGGTAGAGCTTGATCCACGGTGGCTTCCTATCTTTGAAGTGCTGG